AAGGCTCTCCGGTTTCTGCTCTTGCATGGATAATTTGCCACCATAAATCTCTAGCATTAATAACCTTTACAGCTTCATTAGTTTTAGGGTCAATCAATCTCCAATCTTCATCCTCTCTTACTGCATCTAAAAATGCATTAGTTATATTAATACCATTGTGTAGATTTAAACACTTTCTATTTATATCTCCACCAGATTCCTTACGCATATTAATAAACTCTTCAATCTCTGGATGACTTACATCTAGGTATGCAGCATAACTTCCTCTTCTTGTAGTGCCTTGATTAAAGGCTAACATTTGAGAATCTACTACATGCATGAATGGAATTGAACCAGTAGAACGAGAGCCATGAGTAGTAGGTATACCATTACTACGAACATCTCCCCAATATCCACCGATGCCTCCACCCGAACTCGCCAACCATATGTTCTCATCATAGTGAGCAGATAAACCAGACCTACTATCAGGTACATAATTAAGGAAACAACTGATAGGTAGCCCACGAGTAGTTCCCCCGTTAGAAAGTATAGGAGTACTAAACATAAACCAACAATCGGAACTGTAGTTATAAAGTCTTTGAGCCAATTCATAATCTGTTTCTCCTTTAAATGTAGCACCATAAACTGCTGCTCTAGCAAAAGCTTCTTGTGCGTGAGTTTCTCCTTCCCAAAAATATCTATCCTTTAATGTATCTAAACTAAATTTATCAAAGTTTTTTTCTTTGTCATAGTCTATTATAATTCCTAAATAACTTTTAGTTCCTATTTTATCTTCTACCATTATTTTATTCTCCTAAATGATACTTTGTATCTTCTAAAGCTATTGCTATTATAGCATAATGTATTATTTTTAACAAGTCCATTTCTGCATCTGTGCCATCTTTTTTACCACACCTCATAGCATACTTCATAATATTACCTATACAAAAACCTTCTCCATGTCCTGCATCTATTATCATATCAGTAGCCTGATACTTTCCTTGTGCATAATGTCTTTCATATGTTCCATCAACATATCTTTGTATCTGTTGTATGATATTATCTTCATTAAATTTATATTTCATTTCCATTTCTCCGGTAATGTTTCTTCACTATACCATGTAAAGTTATTTGTTTCTGCCCATTCAGCATGAGTTCTTTTAGTTCCATCCTTTCTTTTTTTAGCTTGTGGCATTGGAGCATAAGGCTTTTGAAATAAAAATACTAATTCAAATTCTCCTACCTGTTCTGTTAAAGCTTCTCTTATCCAAATATATTTACTGTATTCAGCGTAATCCCAAAACCTACCTTTAGCTTCTAGTAATATTGTTTGTCCATTAATAACTTTTATAAAGTCTGGTTCATATTTATGTTCAACAACATAATCTATTTGTTCATTGTGATGTTTCCATTTTTTTAAAACAGATTGATGTATATCATATTCCCATTTACTATCATAACCTTTAGGAACATTAACCTTTTTAGGTCTAGGTTTTCTTGGTATTCTTTTAGGCATTCAAATCCTTTATTTTTAAATTAGGATTTCTTTTTATTAATTTATAAAACCATCTTAAACTATAAGCACTTAACATAAATTTATTGTTAGCAAAAATATGAGTTTGTTCTGGTAAAAATTCATGTAAATTTTTCTTATTAATTTTAGAAGTATCTTCTCCCTCTGGTATCATAGTTCTTAACCATTCAATTAATAAAGTTTCTGATTGTCTTCTTAATCTTTTAGACTTCTTGCCATTCATAATTTTTTACCAGTTGCCAATATTTTAATATACTATTAAACATTTCTTTATGTTTCTCATGTGATTCTTTATCCCAGATATGACAAAGAACTATACTTGTATCTGCTCTATCAACAAAGATAGATACTCTTTCAGGGTCAGTTATATTACAACCTTGTGCATACGCTGATAGTTGCATACCATGTTCATCATATACTAACTTACTAGGTTCTTTACCCTCAAGGTTATCTTTAGTTTTAAAGTCCACAAATATTCCTGACTTGGAATACAAGTCTATCTTACCACCATATCCTTGATTAGCACAGAAAGAATCTTCTGCTATCCATTCTTCATTAGGGAAATTTTCATCTAACCATGCCTGTATAATCTTATAAGTTTTAGATTTACCTCTACCAAGAAAACCTTTTTCAATCATAGCATGGATTTTAGTTCCCTCTGTCGCAGCTTTAGAACCTATCTGTTTTGCATCAGACTTACATCTATACACAAAAGAATCCATAGACTCTTCATCTCCTATGTCTAGTGTTGCTGCAGATTTAATAGCTTGAGTTATCTTCCAATTCTCTAGTGCAGGTTTTGCAACCATACCAAGAATAGTAGTGACAGAAGGAACAAGTCCTAAACTTTTAGCATCTCTTAATGTAGTGTTTCTTTCTTTACCATTAGCACCTATGATAGTATACATAGGTTCTCCTTCAAGAGAATACCAATGTCCTGACTCGGATGTAAACTTATTATACTTATCTAATTCAGTTTTGTCAATACCTTTAGTCATCTTTTAGGTCCTTAAATGTTTTAAATACATCAGATGAAAATAATTTTTTAATATTTACTAACCACATTCTACTTGCTTTATGGTCGCCACCACTTACAGACTTCTTAAAATCTAATTTATCTATAAGTTGTTTTAGTTTTGGTACATCAAATATAAAAGTACAGAATATATTATCTTCTATACAAAGATTATGAAACCAAAAGTCTGATTCAGTTGTTGCAATACCAGATGGTTTACCATATGATTCATATTCAATACATATGTTTCCTGTCTTCATCCACATACCTCGTTCAGATTTTACTTCTATCTTTTTATCTGTAAACATTTCTGCTATTTTATCTTCTCTTATTTTACCATATTCTAAATCTATGTCAAACTTTTTTCTATCTTCTTTAGTGGGTTTCACTCCAATTACCTCCTATTTTATATTCGCCTGTTAAATTACATCGCATATTAAATTGCTCTGTCACCTTTTCAATACTCTCAACGCCCATTCTACCTACAGCATCTGCTTGAGATTCTTTTACTTGTAGTTGCCATTCATCATGGATGTTAGCAACAAAACAAGCATCAAGAGTATTCAGTTTTATTAATTGATATAAGTTTATCATAGCCTGTTTCATAACAATAGCACCACTACCTTGTAATAAAGTATTAAGTGCAGCATGAGGACTTCTAACATATATCTTTCTACCATCTATACCTTTTAAGAAACCTCTATTAGCAGCTTGTTGAACTCTATCTCTTAACTTCTTAAGAGCCGGTAGATTAGCAAAGAATCTTTGTTTTAAAAGTTTACCTTTTTTAATATCTCCATTAATAATACTTCCTATCTTTGCATCTCCTGCACCATAGACTAAAGCATATATAAATGTCTTTGCTTGGTCACGAGTTTTTAATCCTGCTAACTGTTGATTGGTTGAATGTATATCTCCGTTAATAACTTCTTCAATGTAATCAGCATCGTTCATATAATGTGCTAACATTCTTAACTCTAATCCACTAGCATCTATTCCTACAAGTTTATATCCTTCTGGCACAGTCCAACAAGACCTACATTCTTTACCATAAGGACTATGTAAGTTAGGAACTTGTGCCATGTTAGGACCTCTATGTGTCATTCTCCCTGTGATAGTTCCGTTAGGTATAACTCTACCATGAACTCTATCATCTTTAAGTTCATCAATCCAAGATGATACTTGAGCTATACGCTTTTGATATAATAAATAATCAGCAATAAGTTTAGCTTCTTTAATATGTGTTATCTTTTTAAGAGTAGCCTCATCTACAATAGGTTGTCCTGTAGGAGTAAACCTTTCAGGTTTCCAACCAAAGTCAATAAGATATTCTCCTATTTGTTTTCTACTACCTAGATTAAACTCAACTAATTTTTTACGCATAAAAGGTTCGTGGTTATTTGATTCAAGTATAGTATTATACTCATCATCAGTAAGTCCTCGCTTACTTAACTGTCCATCCTTTTTAATGTAAGGAGTGACAAGCTTATCATCAATCCATTTAGGTTTAAAAGTTGTCTGAACTTCATCTTCTACATCTGCCATATTTTGTTTTAGTTCTGCTAACAAAGTCATAGCTTGTTTAGTATCAAAATAAAATCCTGTATTCTCTTGTTCACGCATAATTGCAGCAGTTAATTGTTCTAAATCAAAAGACTGTTTACTAAATCCCATACCTTCTTTCTGTAAGAATTTATATACAGCTTCGTTAAGAACTACATCTTGAGTGCAATAGTCTAACATCTCTGGAGTATAACTATCAAACTCTGGTTGTTCTTGTTTAGGAACACCTAATCTATAACCCCAAGTTTTTAAACTGTGTCCGTTCTCTCTGATAGGATTATATAATCTTGACATAACTAATGTGTCAATAATCTTTCCAGAGTATGTAAAGTTAAATAACTTTTTTAATACCGGTAAATCAAAACCTATAATGTTATGACCAATTAAAGTCTTGGCACTTCTTAATAAATCTAAACCATCTTCAAGTTCCTCTGGTCCAAACTTATATGTAGCACCATCAACTTCTTTAGCTACTATACACCATACTTGTGTAGCATCAAGGTCATCGGTTTCAATATCAAATACTATATTAGAAATCTTCTGCATCAAATGTTTCCTCCTCTGATATTTCATGTAATCTACCTGTTTCAATATCATATCTTAAACTACAAGCCATACCTGTGTCGCCTGTATATCTTGACTTTAATACTCTTACTTTAGTTATGTTAGCTTCATCCGGATTTTCTGCTTGTTGATTTCTTTCAAGTGCTATAACACAATCTGATAATTGTGCAATACCTTGTGAGCCTTTAAGATGTGATAGAGATACTTGTATTCCTTTCTCATGTCCTCTATCTCCTGCTGCTCTTCGTAAATGTGATACTAATATCATACCAACACCTGTTTCTTCTACAAGACTACGCAATCTATTCATAAGCATATCAATACCTCTGCGTTCATCTCCTTCCGTGAGCACATTAACAAGCATGTGCAAGTGGTCAACTACCACCCAATCACATTCACAACCTACAATAATATATCTTAATTTAGAAAAGATTTCATCTATATCAGTTGCTCCTAAATGTGCATGGATAAATACTCTACCTTGTTGTATCGCATTATCAAATAAAGTATTAAGTTCTTCATTAGTATATTTACTGCGTTTTTCTGATAGATATATTCTGTCGTTAGCTTCAATAGATACAATCCCATCAGCAGTTCTTAACCAATTCTCCTCTAGTGCTATGATACCTACATTATCTTCTGTATTTTTTATAAGGTGGTGTTCAAGTTCTCTAGTCACACTAGACTTACCAAGTCCTGTGCCACCTGTAAGAGTGACAAGTTCTCCTTTACGCATACCATATAACTTTTTGTTCAAACCATCCCAAGGATATGCAATACTTTCTTTTACCTCTCTGTTAATCCAATCATCTTTCTTACTAGATAAATCCATAATCCCAGATGGTGTATAAGTCTTGGCTTCCCACCATGCTGTTGAGAACTCTTGGAATTTTTTCTTGGCTAACATTTCGTTAGCATCTTTATATCCATTAGGTAAGTTTATTATCTTTGCTTTAGATGGTTTAAGTATTCTAGCTACCTGTCTTGCAGCATCTATACCTGCCTTGTCGTTATCAAAACAAAGAACAACATTATCAAATGATTCTACAAACTCAATGCTCTCTCGTATATCTTTAACAGCAGATGAAGCACCTCGTTTAATTGATACAACACTAGACTTACCTTGCATCAATTCATAGACTGCCATTGCATCACACTCTCCCTCTGTAATAGTTAAATACTTACCACCTTTATTCCGATACAGTTGTTCTCCAAACAATCCTGTGCCCTCAAAAGTTCCATTACAAGCAAAGTTTTTATTGTCAACATATCTAGTCTTGGTTGCAACTATTTCACTTCCATTATGAAAAGGATAGATGTGTTGTTTAACATTACCATTGTGGTCTTTAACTATCTTAACACCAAACTTTCTAGCAGTTTGTTCTGTTATATTTCTATCGGTTAAAGGTGCATAGATACCTGTATATGAATTAAGGAATGATGTTTCTGGTTGTTTCATTTCCACTACATTATCATCTGCGTTATCATAGTCTGGAATAAAAGCATTACAGCTAAAGCATTTAGCAGACCCATTACTGTTAAGTGAAACAGCATCGCTACTATCACACTTTGGGCATGGTAGTTTATGTTTAATAAATTTTGTATTCAATTCTATCTCCTGTAAAAAAGTGAGGCGTTGTTCATATAGAGTAGCGTAGTCTTTAATTAAAAAGTCAAACTCTCTAAACAGGATTTATACTTTAATAGCTATCCTCTTCTATGTGCTAACCTCGTTGTATTACGATACCTCGTTTAAAGAATCATCTTCTGTTGAAGTTTCTTCTTCTTCAGTAGTTTCTTCTTCTTCAGTAGTTTCGCCACCATCTTCTGTTGGTGTTTCAACTATAGCTTCAGGACAATCAGCTAGTAATGTTTCAAGATTACCTTGATGTCCTTGTGTAGCAAAGTTTAGTGCTTCAACTAAAGTATTTAGTGTTCCCATTTTATTAATACTAACATTAGCACTTATTCTGGAATCACTATTTTCTATCTTTGAAACATCATAAACTGTTTCGCCACTTTCGTTCTTGATGGTAATAATCATTATTAAAACTCCTCGTTATCATCAAAAAATTCTGACCCATCTTCAGCTTTGTATTCAACTAGCTCAATGACTTGGACACCTTGTAGGTCAAGACTTTTACCAGTCTTACCTGCATACTCCCATTCAAATTCACTACATTGAACTCTAACTTTAGAGCCATTCCCTACAGCTAGATTAATATCTTGCTTGTTCTGGTCAAGAAGTCTTGGTGCATTCCTAATCATACCATTAGGACCATTGACTTTTCTCTTAACAATCAAAGCAGGACCTTCATCCATCTGCTTTACTGTATGCCCACGACTAGCAAAGTCATCTGCTGTCGCTTGGTCAACAACTAGGTTGACTGTATATACAGGTTCAAAAGTCGTATTAGGTGTCTTAATAGATGCCCAATACGCAGTTCCTTCTACTATCATATTTACCTCCTATGATTAAGTTTGAAGTTGTTAAAAACTAGGAGAGTTGTGAGCCGACTACTCTCAAAGTCGTGGTTAGAACCAAACCTACTAACACATGGAGATAGAGGGCTTGTTCGGTTGCTCATTGAAATGCCATTATACACTATTTAGTTCTCCGTGTCAAGTAAAATATTATCTAAATGTTCTACATCTACATCATCTAATATCTCTACTATAAAATTATCGCCCTGATACTCAACAGTATGAGCAATATCTATGTCTGCTTTTTCTTTTATGATTACCAGACTTTCTGTAAATTCTTTGTATTCTTCTTTAGTCATTGTTGCTTTCATTTTTTTCCTTACTTTAATAAATATAAAAACCATACACAAACTACCATACCTAACAGCGATAGTTTCATTAATAAATCATGTGTCATAATCTTGTTCCTCTATAGTTAGTTCAACCCAACTACCTAAATCTTTTTGATTAAAGCCACCCTGTATATTTTCTAAACTACATTGAGTTAGGTTGTCATCTTTTAAATGATAAAACAATAGCTTATCATTTGGATTAAATTCTTTTAATTTATCTTGTAGTTCTTGTATTGTCATTTCTTTTTCTCCTTTTCATAGATAATTACACACGCTTCATAACAACATACTATTACAAATAAAATTACTAATCCTAGTCCATTATTCATGTTGCCCACCATTCTGGTTTATCTCTACCCTTTTCCCACTTTGCATAGTGTTTCTCATGAATACAATAATCTCTATATGCTTTAATAGGGTTATTATTTTTATACTCATCAGGCATAGCCTGTGCTAGTGGTGTTTTTTCATATGCCATTTTAATATTAGCAGGTAATCTAACTAAAGGCATTTTTAGTTTAGTTATACTTGCATGTTCTCTACCATATCTAAACTTATACTCTCTACCTAATGCTAAAAAATGAGCATACAACCAAAGATAATTAGCACTACATTCTCTTGCCCATACTGTGCATGGATGATTCCAATAAGCTTTTTTATACAAGCCATGTTCATTACAATAATCTTCACGACCTACTATTCTATGTGCTGTGCATAACATCTGTGCTGTTTCCAATGGCATTTTTACCAGCATTTTATCTGGTTGTGCCTTCGCTGATGTTATTGGACACTCACTAAAATAAAATATATTCATCTTCCTTGCCCTCTATATGCTTTATAACTTCTCTTTTTATTTTTGTTCATATGTTTGGTTGATATTTTAATAGTCCTAGAACGCCCTCCTGTGCCTTGTGAGGTAGACTTTTTAACATGGTCTATACTTTGTATTACCTTTGTTCTTAAAGCCATTCTACCCTATCCTTTTTTCTTTTGTCGTTATACTCTGTGACTTGTTTACCATTACCATATGTAGTAATCATTTTAGTCCACTTACCATTAGCATACCTACAATCTATAGATGTAATTGAGTTATCTATTTGTTCTTGTTCAAGTTTTTCTTTTTGTTCTTGAACTTTATCTTTATATTGTGTCATGTATTACTCCATCCTTATCTACAAACCAAGACAAAGAACTACCATGCTCAAACAAATCTTCTGCTATCTGAAATAAAATTTCATCTCTATCATCATCAGCATGGTAGCCTAGTCTATCTTCGTAAGTAAATATATCTGCTTCTAGCTTACCTTGTTTATCAAGTTCTTCTACTTGTTCCATTATTTTTTTAAATGCTTTTTTATTGTATTGATTACTCATATTATCTCCTATAAATATAAACATCCCACCTTACTGCATTTTGTAAAGAGCAGAATGAATGTCCTGAACAACCTCCTTTAAAATAGTTAGGATTATTTCTACCCCACCTACCTTGACACTTAACATAATGTTTATCTTCGCTGTGTTTGTTCAATAGACTAACACTATCTTTTATTTTTTGCAGTTGATTTAATTGTTGCAACACTTGGTCGCTGTTCTTATCTACTGTCATTACATATGAATTTGTCCTCATTATTTTATCTCCTCAATAGATTGTATTTTAGTTTCTCCTATTACAGCTTCAAAAGTATTTGGCATCAAGTGTCCTTTACTGTAAATAAGTTCTTCAGCTTCTTCAATACTATTAGCTTCCATAGTTCCAACATAAGTTGTTATCTCATCAAATTCTACTCTAAATGTTTTAATCATAATCATATTCCTCCAATTCAAATTCTCTTAATTTTGAATTATCACTAATCCTTACCCATATTTCATTTCTTTTTAAAAGTTCAAATATATCTGCCAAAGTATCTACTACCAAGACATCACTATTATTTTTATCAACTCTTATTGTCATTTGTTATCTCCTTTATTAATTTTGTTCTAATAATAATCCTTTACTTATCAAGTGTGCTACTTCTTCCATAATACATTGATAAATAAAGCCCTCTTTACTATCCTCGCCCTCATAGTTTTTAATATGTTCGGTAATTTTAGTTATCAACATATCTAAACTACCCTCTGAAAGTAAGCGTAAGAACTCAAAATCTCTTACAGCTACCTCTTGCACTCTACCATATAAAGTCATATTGTTATCCTCCCGTTTTCAAATAAATTTTCTGCAATATAAAATAGTATCTCATCCCTATCATCATCAGCATGAAGTCCATAGACATCACAGATTGTAAAGATTTCTTCTTCAAGATGACCTTCTTCATCAAGTCCTTCTACTTCTTGTATTACCTTGTCAAATTCGTTTTGGTTGTGTTGATTGCTCATGTTATCTCCTCATAAATATAAGTATCAGCTTCCTCAATGATAAAGTCATCAAGTTCATCAGGGTCAAACCCATCTGCTATTCTTTCTTCGTTATTTTCTTCTAACCACTTATCTAAATTATCAGTAGTAGCTATCATGTCTGTCTTTCCATAACAGTCTGTCCAATATATGTTATATAGTTTCATCTTTTATCTCCTAATATATTGCAATATCTCTTTCACTTAAAGTAGCAAAAGGACTATCACATAGTTTTATAAGCTGACAGTTATTGTCAAACTTTTGTTTTTGTTCTTTGCAAATATCTTCTGCAATCTCTTTAGCTTTATCATCACTATCACACCAAATGTTTAATGATAATTCTAATCTATATCTCATGTTATCTCCTCTATATCTAATATATCTACTTCAACATAAGTAGGCTCTCCATCTAGCCCATCCTCATATGCTTTATCTTCAACATACTGCATATATTCATTAGCCTCATCTATAGAGTTAGCCTCTACTTCTATTGTATGCCACTCTTGAACATACATATTTACTTTAAATGTTTTACTCATCATCTAGCCCTTCAAAGTCTAGTTCTTGTTGTTGTTGTTTCTTTTCTTCTTCTTGCTCTAACTGATTAGAAAGAGAATCAAGAGTAGAAGTATCAAGCCCTGATATGTTTTCTAATATATCTTTCATAATAATATTTCTCCTGTTGTTGTTAAATTATGTAGTAGAGGGTAGCATACTTTTAATATAATGTCAAGTATTATTTTCATCTGACACATCCTTTAAATTTTTATCTCGTTCTTGTTCTGTTTTAAACCAATACCAAGATACATCTTCTGAATTATCTAAAGTATTATCCAAGTCTTGATTGCCATACCATTCTACATAGCCATAAATATAACCATTGTTATCATCTCCATTAAATTTGTATGATTGTGTGTCATACCAATAAAACTTTTTGTAATTTGTAATGTCGTAATTAATTGTCATCTTTTATCTCCTCTACTTTAAGTTTGAAATTACCTATATATATTTCGTTTTTATCACAATCAAACCAACATTCCTCTTTAATCTTTGAAAAGTCTGTTGGTTTATATTGTGTATTCTTCACCAAGTTATCGTAAACATCTGTTATAAATTCTTTTTTACTCATCTTTTATCTCCTCTATTTCTAAAACTTCTTTATCTTCATAACCATATTCAAGTCCATTACCTGTATGAACTTCGTTTTCTGGCTCATACCACCCTATATCAACCATTTCTTTAGCTTCTTCTTCTGATTTTGCCTCAACTTTTATTTCAGAATAGCCTGTCCATTTTGTGTATACTCTATAAGTTTTACTCATCTGACATCTCCTATTTATATTATATTAATTGCAATAATAACTAATACTATTGCGATTGGTTTAAGTATATACCAATTAATTCTAAACATCAAGCTATCATCTGCTTGTCGTTTAAAATCTTCTTGGAATAATCTCAATTCTCTTTTTAGTTTGTTCATTTTTACCTCCTTGATTAATGTTGTTGATACCAATACTCTATACCATCAAAATTAATAGAGGTATAATCATATTGTTGGTCACGAGCAAAAGCCTCTATGTCTATATACCATACTAAAGCCTCATCTACTTGATTAAATTGTAAGAAATAATCTAACATATATTCTTCAAAGTAGTTATCTCTTATAAAAGTTATTCCAAATTCTAAATCTTCTAATGCTTTATCATAATCAGAATGTTCAGCACGAAACTTTCTGACAAAGTTTTCTAATTCAAAATCTCTATCATTATCTTTATCTTTTATGTAATCTAATATATCTCTACTATCAATTACATCATCACTATTTGTTGGTTTCATTTTTTACTCCTTGCTTTCGTTAGCATATTTATTTAAGACTTTCATAGTTGGATATACTAAATAATCCTCATGATAATCTGGCATTTCATTTTTAATTTTGTCTGAAACAATACCACTATTTAAAAATTCTCCAATAGTAATAGTTTCAGTTCCTATTAAATGATTAACAGTTATTGTTTCTGTTAAATCATTTTGTAATTTTTGTTTTAATAATTCTAGTTTGTTTGGTTTTAATTTTTCCATAACTTCCTATAATTTAAAGTTAGCATAATTTAATAGGCTATGCTTTTAACCTTTGCTTTTCGTTATGCTTAATTGCTTAACTACTCAATAACTACATTAAAAACTATTTATATATATAAGTCAACAATATTTTTAAAAATAAATATAAATATTTTTCTTGACTTTGTAGCTTTTATAGTATAGGGATTTTTCCCTTAACATATTTATATTTAAAATACAATAGATAAAAAAATAAATATACTTTTTTTGATTTAGGGGTTGACTTTCACAGAATCCATTTTCTAGCAAAAGAGATGCTAGGGTATTACTTGGGCAACTAATTCAATACAGAGCTTCTCCGTGCCTTCTAGGGCTATTATATATACATACAGTATTATTATATTTATAATGATATTAGATATTAATATTAATGATAATGTATTATAAGTAATGATGATATAAGCCCTTAAAAAACAA